GTCTTCCTAATGTCGCGGTCACTTCTGACCGCAACACGAGATTGATGGATATCACCGCGCAGAAACGCCAAATGAAGCCCGTCAAGGTTGACAAGCTTCGTTGCTGCGCGAAACCCCCTCAGAGTAACTAGACCCGAATTGTCGACGTTGATACGCCAGCGATTCGGTACAGGCCTCAGACCTTGAAAACGGAAGGATCCGTTTCGGTTGATCTTCGGCTTAGCTAGTTCAAGAGGTACCCGCACTCCACAATCGATCGGTGCCCACGGAGGGACAAGTAAGTTCTTTACTTGACTCCGCAGATACGTCACGGTTGCAGTAAGTGCCCAACCGGTCTTTGCAGACCAGTCGTTAAGGAGGTTAATGATAGCGTAAAAGTCAGAGGGGCCCCGTAATCTCTTCAGATATACGGCCCGCACGTCGACTCCTTGGTAGAAGTCACCGCCACAACTTTCACGAAACGGTCCCCTAAGAAAGGACTTAGCGTGATTTACGGTGAAACCGAGCTTAGAAAGGAAGCGTACCACGCGCTCGGCCCTACGGGCCGGACAAATGATATCGTCTCCGTTCACCCCCGCCTCACGGCGGAAGCTGAAGATCGGGTCATCGTAAAAACAAGCTTTAACAGCGGCACTGAATATCAATGTTTGGAGTGGGAATGTAAATCCGTTCCCCATAGTCGATACCATTTCCAGCGCCACGCGCTCTCCTGTAGGCAACGTCGCGACAGGCGATCTAGTGGCCCCCAACCAAGCTGTGAAGCTAGGCGGGAAGGCCGCTTTGACCATCTGCCACGATATTGTGTCAGAAGCACTAGAGAGATCGATCGTGACCGTGAGGTCATCGATCGAACCCTGTCGTGCGAGCGCCCTATTGCGGTTTTGTTGGGACTTAAGGTCTATCCCAAACACATCCCGCAGCCGACCTTCGAGAACCCGACCGATCCCCTTCTGTATGAAGAGGTTGATGTTAGGTTCTGTGCATATGGTGCGACTTTCGGTGTTCGTTTTTGGAACAAAGGACACCTTGTTGCCTTCCACTACTTCACACGACCCAAAGTGTTCAGCCCGCGCCATTTCAGCGCTGGCCCACACCGGGTAGTTACTAAAGTAGCCTCTATACACACGGTACAGAGTCTCGTCTGTGCAGCTTAAACGGCTGCTGAACAGCTTCGTATAGAAGTCCGTTCCAGACGCCAGGACACTGGCCCCAGGACCCACATCGCCGTGTTCGAGCAGTTGCTCGAATCCGGTAATTAACGGGTCCCCCTCTGGATAGCAGAAGTCATAGATATGTTTTCGGAACATACCCCAGACCACTTCGTCTCCA